CCAGTTTGCCACACCTTCGCCGCCGTTCTGCGCGGCCGTCTGCGATTTCACCCAGCGGTTAAGGGCGGTTTCCGCACCATCGGTGATAAAGCCCTGCCGGTGCATCACCTTCCAGATGGCGCGAATTTTGGCGGTCACCGTACCCGGTTTTAAGGCCCGGTTAACCGGGTTCTGACGCACTTTAAAACCGCGTTTTTTGAAAACATCCAGCACGCGGGATAACTCATCCGGTGACATATCCCGGCAGCTGGTTTTGCCGGTAGCTGCCAGCAGCGCGGATGTATAAGTCTCATCATCCAGGGCAAGCTCGCGCTTTGCCACATGAATGGCGGATATCAGTTTTCCTCTCATACCGTATTTACCTTTTTACGGACATGGAAAGCCTTTTCTGCCTCATCCCACCGGGCATGGTGTGTTGGCGGAATAATCATTATGTGCCAGCCATCTCTGCTTGTTATTCGGCAGAAAAATTCACCGTTATATAACACAATGGCCTGCTGAATGAGCGCATCAGCCGCCCGTTCAACCGGATGTCTTTTATCAAAAAAGCAGATGATTTTTCGACATAACCACCGGGTAATAACAAATGCGCCGAAAAAGGATGTGATATATAAGCACCAGAACAACAGAGAACTATTGTCCATTATCTTTCTCCTTATTCACTCTTCTGCGGCATTCGGCACAGTCATCAGGGCTTTCAAATGTATCCGGCTCGCGATTATGAGCCAGATATAACCACCGTCCACATATACTGATATTTTCGCCTGTTTTAAAAAAATGATGCTTCCTGGCCATTAGTGGCCGCGCCCATCCAGCGGGTAGACTATTCATTTGCTTTATCCTCCATGCTGGACAGAATCATATGTATTAATGTCGGGCGTGGAGATATACGCATTTCATTAAGCGTCTGAAGGGCAGCAACAGCTGCCTGTTTATCGGTGCCTTTGGCAATTTCAGCAAGAGAATGCACAATCCATAACGGGCTTAACGCTACGGCTGAATGCAGAATCATGTCATCCATAATAATTTCTGGCATATCCCGTTTGTCACATTCTTTATCCATAAAAGAAACGATTTTTTCTGCATCTTCCGGTTTCATGCCTCCGGCGATGAGAATTTTACGATATTCATAAGACGATCTTAATTCAATACTCATCATTCACCTGCCTGTTTAATCAGTTTCCAGTGCTTTGCTACGGGCAACAGCCTCACACTCAAAAAATACCGACTCCGGCACACGCTCCTTTAATTCACGAACAAGAAAATCATTAACGAGTTCATGACGTCTTATATTTCTTTCCTTTTCCTCCTGGCGCAATACAGCAAGGCGGTATTCAACAGTCCGGCGTTGTTTCTGAAAGACAGCCAGTGCTTTTCTGGCAGAGTTACGCCATGTATCATCGCCACAGGGTTCGTATTCAAGCTGAAATTTAATCTCTTCAATGGTTTCTTTTATTTTTGCCAGCAAGCTAAGACAGTCGCTGATTGTCTTCAGTTTTTCATTATCAATATAACTTCTCACGCATTCACCTCCCGTCATTCCGGTAAAGCTGAAATATGGCACCAGTGCGTCACCTGTCCGTCCTCATCTTCAAGGCAGGCTCCGGTTTCTTCATCAATAAAAAAGCCTTCATACCCCATATGGCCGATGCGCAGTTCCTGTTGGTCACCATACTGAACAATCAGCACGACAGCCTCCATATCAGGCGGAAATGCGTCATCCAGTGAATGCCAGGGATAACCGCGCAAATCCCCGAAATAAACACCGGTCAGCGTTCCGCCACAAACCGACATTCCGGCGGCACATACCAGAGGCTCGTCTGATTCAACAAATAATGTCGTTATCATGGCATTAACTCCCGTAATACAACATCTTCGGCAGTCCGGCGATGGTGATAAATAAAATTCACCGTACTCTCGGATAATTCAAATTTCTCGCCTATTTCCCGGAAGGTAAGACGTCGTGGTGATTCAGCATCCCGTAATTCACGAATAAGATGAACATCATCATCAGGTATACGGGTGAAGGGCAGCAACTCTCCGTATTTTTTCATGCTTACGCCAATATATCGCGCCCGTTTGTGGACAGAATCCCGGTCTCGCCCCAGATATTCTCCTATTTGCTTACCGGTCATCGTTCTGGCATTTTTTCGGATAAATTTATCTTCATCATGTTTAAATCTTGGACGTTTGCATTTGAGCAACTCCGGGTAAGTACCGCGTAATAAAACAATCCGGTGATGTACACCCCAGAAACTTCTTTTTACCCTGACAGCAATATCCTTAACCGGGGTGGATGGATAAAGCGCAATCAGCAGTGCATCTTCTTCAGGTGTCCACGCACGGACATGAGCGGGTGCACGGCCTTTTCGCCCCATGGGTTGTAAAATCATCATACATCACCCCCTGACTCGCTTTTCAGCAGCATAAAACTCATCAGACAGAATTTCGGTCATTTTCTGTTTTGCGGGTTTTACGCCGCACTGAAGGTAAATCACATCGTCAACGCAGAACCACTCCACAGGGCCAAACAGGATTGCCGAGAAATCAATACCCAGCCAGAACAACAGGGCATCGGTTCTGGCATACGTGACGGGCGAATATTCACGCCACAGACTGTTAAGTTCGTCAGAGGCAGCGCACAGGGCTTTGGGAATACACGATGTGCGCGGCGTGCAGCTCCAGCCATTCGACGCAGTCGGTTTTCGCCATAAGTCGCGATGAAAAGGATATTTGTTATCCGTAAAACGCAGTCCTTTAAAATAAAAACCATTGATACCGGATACAAATACCGACCGACAATCAACATTCAGCACGGCCTCAAGACGTTTTGCCTCATCCTTAACTTTCTGGCAGTCCTGCTGGTATTTTTGCCACGCAGCCAGCGCGGAAGGGTTTGATGTTTTAAAGAACATTACGCCACCTCCGCAGATATCCCGGCAGGCGCGGCCGTCCGGTCAACAATCAGGTAACGCAGAACGCGCGAGGTGATATTCCAGCCGCTTAAACCGCAGATAATGACACCCAGGCGAATGTCGATATACGCCATCACAAACTGGGGCACGCCTTCTTTCATGGCCTGCTCATCAACTTCAGCCACCACATAAACGGTTTCGCAGGTCAGTACGCCCTGAGCAAATTCCCACGCCATCGACGGAATATCATGCCCCTCAATCCACGGCAGGGACTTTCTGAAGCTGCACCACTGAACATCATCAGCCGCACCTTCCTGGCTGCATTTGCGACGAACCGGCTGCACCGGGCGGGGACGCGGAATATCATAAAAACCGTTACATTCCGTCAGCACCCCGGCATCGACCGCATCACGCAGAAAATAAACCATCGAGGATGGCGGCATATTCATTTTTTCAGCCAGAACACCGCAGGTCAGACGTCCGTAAATACGCAGCCAGTTTTTAACCCCTTCAAGCACTTTTGCATCAATCATGAATTATTCCTCCGTCAGCGCCACATATTCAGAATGTTTAATTTCCTGGCATTCTTCAGGAATACACCCGTTTATTTCCCTGCCATAAGCGCCTACTTTAAACACCACGCACAGGGCATCACGGGAGAGTGACGGGGTCCACCAGGAGTCCGTGTTAAACATGGAGGGGATTCTCATTACCCCCAGCTTTTCACAGAGCCAGACAAGGAAATCAGGACGCTTTCTTAACTCGCGTTCAGCGGCTTCAACCATTGCGGCAATCGCCGGACCTTCAGGGCATGACTCATCAGGTCTGGCAATAAAGCACGGTCCGCCCCCGATAAAAGCCACATCATCGCGCTTACGCCAGCCCGCAGGCAGAGAACCAGAAAAATAAAACTCACTGATTACGTCCATGGCGAACGGCTTTAAGCGCAATCCGGCAGCGCCTGTATTTTTCAGTAATGCCCGAAGAATACTGTTGCGTAGCGGTAAAACAGTCTGTTGATATTTGGTGAAATATTTATTTGTCTGTACACGGTCTAATTTGAAATAAAAATATGCCATATTTCCTGTTCCTTATTTTCAGTTTACAGG